TATAAAGCGGTAGGCGGACAAAAAGTAAATGTGTTGTTTTTCTCAACTCTTTTACTTGTGCGGTTGCAAAAAGCGTTGGCTTCTTTTTAAAACTTGCAACTAACAAGCGTATATAACAACTTTTACAGAAGCATGAAGCCAACAATAACCGTAGTTTATACTATAGAATATGTAATTGATTTTGCAAAACATTACGGTTTCACAAAATGTAAAAAATGTTTCAATTTAAAATCAGGTCGTGAGATCAAACAAGTATTAAAAAGCGCTTGTATTGGTTACTATATTAATACAAGGTTCTACTCTCTTTCTAAACTGAGGAAACATCTGGTAAAACCTATAGTCAATAATTGTCCTTTCTAACTAAATCAACACCAATTATCAAAAACCACCCAATAGGGTGGTTTTGTTTTTTTTCAAATCCTCGGACTCCTAAGATTAAAAAATTTATGCAAATTTTTTTTAGCAGAAAATATGGACAGTTGCGAGTTCCACAGTTCCACATACTTACTTATAATAGATTCTATCTATGTGATATATAGTATATTAAGTCTAAATAACAGTTGTTTAATTGTGTGGAAAAAGTGTGGGACTTGTGGAACTATTTTTTAAGGTTCCCACAAAAAAGACTCATTCCCACACTTTCCACGTACTTTAAAAAGTTAACTATTTGATAATCAGCGTGTGGGACTGTGGGACTTTTTTACACGAAATACACTCCTTTTTCGAGCGTTTTACTGTTTTTTTTTCAAAAAAGATAAAAACTTTCATTTTTGAGTATGCTGTTATTCAATTCCTTATATTTACATAACCAATATTACTTACTAAAATGATTGAAGTTTCTATTCCGGTACGTAGTCATGTAAAAAAGCACCTTGAAAAACGTTATGGAGCTGTGCATACGGTTTCTAAAAAATCTTTTATCGGAATTCTGGTATTAGAGCTACTGCATAAAAAGGTAGCAAAAATTGATAAAAGTATCAATACCAAGTCTTCCTATAGTTTTATGATTCCTGAGTATTATTTCAATACCAAAGGCTTCCAGTTAAACCCTGTGAAGGCTAAATTCCTTGGTAATTGCTTAGAAAAACTATTTTTTGAGGATTTCTATTCTTTTGTAGATACGGAACTGGCAAAAGGCGATTTAAAAGCACGGGAAGCGGTTAGATTGTTTTTATGTATTTATGAAATTACGGAAGAAGAGGCAAAATTGGACAGCATGTACCGTAATTATCAGCGACATTGTAACGATAAAATTAAAGAAAAAAAGAAACTAATAGCATATTAATAGTTTAAAAACTCGGTAAGCCCTTGCAAATACTGACGGCAAAAAACGACACTTTTATAAAATAAATTTTTACTTATTATGACATTTGATTGTACGGAACAATTAGGCGGAACTGCCGAATTAGATTTTTACTTATTGGAGGAAACAAGCAATTGGCCTGTTGTACTTACGGATCAAACTTCTGCGGATATTGTATTTACTCCCGAACCTGTTTCGGTAGCTGCTACTATTGATGAGGATAGTATAAAAGGATCTGCTACACAGCGTACTAAGGCAGAAGGTTCCTTATGGCGTATTAGTTTAAAGTTAAGTTTTATTACGCGCTCGGAAGCCTTGGAGCAGTTGTTGGACCAGTACCAAAATAAACCAGGAGTGGTAAAATTAAAACTCAATAATGGTTTTCAGAAAATATTCGGTTCCAACACAAAACCATTATACATGAATTTTACGGTTGATGAAGGAGAAAGTATGGATGATAAAAAAGCAGCTACCAAAGTAACTATTAAAGGTATAACTAGTCAGAGGCCAGTATATTACACCGTTATATAGTGGTGTCCTATTTTATAAAGTAGTATCTCCTTAAAATTGTATTGTGCAAAAAGCATTATACAATGAGTATAAACAATTTACATTCTCTTTTAAACGGCCGTTGGTTTATTAATGAAACTTACGGAAAAACATTGTTGCCATCTTTAGGTTTAATCTTAGATGGTAATAATATTGTTGTAAAAGAATCAGACCGTAAGCCAGAAGCTTACACTCAAATTCAAGGAGCTACTCCTGTAGCTGCTACTGCTAAAAATAACAATCCACAAGAGAAGTATGTATTAATAATGGATTTAAAAAATCCTATTTATAAGTACAGTCAGGATTGTGGTCCAGAAGGAACGAAAAGCAAAATGAGACGCTTATCTCGTTATGCGAACGATCCGTTATGTGAAGGTGTTGTTTTAGATATTGATAGTGGTGGTGGTCAGGTTTCTGGAACTCCAGAATTTCATGATTTTTTAAAAAACTACGACAAGCCAATTGTTTCTTATACTGATGGTATGATGTGTAGTGCAGCTTATTATATAGGTTCTGCTACTGATTATATTGTTGCAAACACCCGTGCTGATGCAATTGGTAGTATTGGAGTAATGATAAACTTTGTTGATTTAACAGGGTATTACGAAGCTAAAGGTGCTAAGGTAATTACTGAGTATGCAACAAAGTCTACAGAGAAAAACAGAGCCTACGAAGATTTAATAGGAGGTGATTCTGAAAAATATATTAAAGAACAATTAGATCCTATTAATGAGGTTTTCCATGCAGATGTAAAATCTGCTAGGCCAAACATATCTAACGATGTGTTTACTGGTGCTGTTTGGGGTGGGTCAGATTCTTTAGATAAAGGATTAGTTGATGAACTAGGAACACTACAAACTGCAATTGATAAAGTTTTTGAATTATCAGCAAAAAATAACCAATCAAATATAAATACAAATATGTCTACAGAACGTACAAAAGTACAGGCTGTTTTAGATTTGGATGCTCCGTTAGCAGTAAATGAGAACGGTAGTTATTTAAACGATGAGCAGTTGAATACTATGGAGAGTCATTTAGATACTCAGGCAACAACAATTGCCGGGTTAAATACTCAATTAGAAGCAGCTCAGAATAATACTGAATTGCAAGGTCAATTAACTGCTGCAACGGAAGCTGCATCAGCAACAGAAGTTTCTTTGGATGCGATGCTTACTGAAGCAGGATTAGCAGTTGAAGGAACTGTAACTGAAAAATTAACGGCATTATCAGCTAAAGTGCATACGATGGCTAATGCAGATGGGGCGGCTCATACAAAAGTAAAGTTGGACGCGGATAACGGTGCTGCTACTTCTAAAGTAGGTGGTGTTGATATTTCAGCAGCAATGAATAATTAATTTTAAAAAACCATTTAAGAAATGTCAGTTATCAAAACAGATTTAGTTGCCTCATTCGGTGACTTTTATTTAGAAGAAGGGCAGAACATGGATCGTTTAAAGTCGGCTATTCGTCTGCCTTCTGTAACGCCATCTTTTGCAAAACCACTTATCACAGAGAGTGATGTGTACAGAAGTGCCAATGTAGTGTTAGGAGAAATTGTTCAGCAATTTCAAAAAGCCTTTACTACAAAAGGTGATTTAGATTTTAAACCGAATGAAATCAGATTGCGTAATGCAAAGGTTGATATTTCATTATATCCAGATGATTTAAAAGCGTCATGGTTAGGATTTTTAGCTTCTTTAAAAGAGGAGGAAAGAGCTAAATGGCCAATTATTCGTTTCGCATTGGAAAACGAGATTGTTCCTCAAATTCCGCATGATCTGGAAACCAAAGCATACTTTAACGGTGTGTATGTAGCTCCAACTCCGGGAACTCCGGGAACTGCTGCAGGAACTATGGACGGTGTTAAAAAATTATTAGATGATGGTTTAACTGCAACTACTATGAATGCAGTTGCTTTAACGGCTGCTCCAACAGTTTCAAACATCTTTGATGGTGTTGAAGAATTTGCAGATAGTTTTGACGCTGCATTGTCTGGTACAAAAATGAGAGTTTACATGAGTGCTACTTGGTTAAGACGTTACTTTAGAGATAAGCGTAATACTCATGGTACTGACATCAATTATACAACTACAGGAATCCAATATGTTGATTTTATGCCGAATGTAGAGCTTGTTGGTTTACCAAGTATGGAAGGTTCTGATTATATCTGGGCATCTCCAGTTGATAACTTTGTGCATTTACGTAAAGTAAATGGTATGAAAACTCCTAGAGTGGAGGAAAGCAAGCGTGAGTGTTTCTTAATGCTTGATTGGTCTGAAGGAATTGGTTTCTTATACAACCAATTAGTATATGTTTATAAACCTGTAGTAGTTTAATTTAAAGTTAGATATGTCAGAAAAAAATAATACAACATCAGCAGGAGAAGCTCTTGCTGATGTTAAAAATTTGCAAAAGCAGTTAGCGGATCAAGCTGCTAAAAATGAAAAAGCTATTAAAGCTAAAGATGTTGTAATTGAAAAGTTAACAGCTAAAGAAAAATTAGCTTATGATCAGTTTAATAGTCTTAAAAAAGAATTGGAAGTAGCCTCTACTTCAGTAAATTCTGATTTGGATGCTGCTAGAAGAGAAATAGCTGATTTAACTGGAAAGTTAGCAGCAGCTACAAATAAAACCAAAGCAGTAAAAGGTACTGTTTATGAGGTTGATGGTAAGAAATATGAAACTACCGTTAAGGAGTTCCGTTTTCAAGGGCAAAAAATTCAAGCAAATGATATTTCGGAAGAAGTAGTTGTTGCTTTAGTAGAAGGTGAATCGTTTATTTTAAAATCTATTTAATTATGTCAGTTCTTGTATTAGAAGATATTGGAGATGAAAGTTGCGAGCCAACATCAGGTTTAGCATCAGAAGTACGTTACTCGTTGCATGGTGATTACACCACTATTGAAGATCCGTTAGATTTATGTGGTACTGTTAGTGCTACAAGTTACACGGAGTTAATTGAAATTCCTGCGTCTCCTGGTCATATTATGGCAACAGGAAAACAGATGCATAAAATGACTACCATTATCGAAACAGGTACTATAAAAAGTACTATGATTGGTGAGAAGGGTAGACGTTTATTTGAAAACGAATTAGTGGTTGAATTAGCAGGATCTAATTTGGAATTGTTAGGATTCCTACGTTGGATTAAAAACCAAAAATTAGTATTTCATGTTGAAGAATTTGGAACTGGTAATATGCGTCAGTTAGGTTCAAAACGTTTACCTGCATGGGTAGAAGGTATTGAACATGCTATTGAAGCAGCTGCAGAGGGTAAAAACTCTGTTACTATTACGTTAAAAGACAAACAAAAGTGGCCAGCTTCTGTTTATAAAGGAACAATGCAAGACATACCAGTAGTGTAATTTTTTTTGAGTTAGTTAATTAAAAGCGTCTTAACCTTAGTTAAGACGCTTTTTTTTATTCCTTATAATTAGTGATTAGTGAATCACTAGTATTGGGTATTTTTGAAAGTTTTAAGAAAATAATTCATTTTTTTGGGTAACGTTTTGTTTAGCTTTGGAACTATAATAAAATAGCCGTTCTCATTGTTTTTTGAGTGTTAAAAACTAATGGGTATTTATTGTTTTGTAATCAGGTAGTTACTGTTTTTTTGAATATATTTAATATTCAATATTATAAATTTTTAAACTACATTGATTATGAAAAAAAGAGTACTATTTACCGCATTAACAGTTGTTTTATTTGGTTTAATTTCTTGTGAAGTAGAGGAAGACTACACTGTTAATCAGGAGTATTTAACCGAAACAGGAATATTAGCAAGAGAAGGAGATGATTCAGGAAAGGACGAAGAGCCTGACCCGGATGATAGAGATAGACATGGTATAGATAAAGTAAATACCAAAAATTTTGATACTGCTTATGAGCAATACAGTAGAGAAGGAGACTCAGGAAAAGATGAGGAACCAGATCCAGACGATAGAGACTAAATATAAAAAAATTGCTTTTTTAATATTCATAGGAGCTGTACTTTTTTGTGCAGCACCTTTTGTACATATGGATTTTGATAAAGTGCCTGAGATAACCAAATCGTTTAAGAAATCGATAAAATTGAAAGATAATGCGCTTTCGGATAAACAATTGGAGTTGCGTAAATCGTACGATGCAGGAAGTATTACTGCAACTACATATATTTCCGAGAATGATGTGTTAACTTCCGAAATTGAATCAGTTGAAAAAGAGAATGCTATTGCCTTAAAAAAACTAATTGATGATAATAGAGTGTTTGGCTTTAGTACAATGAGAAGGTTTTTAATTGGTTTTGGTATTCGTTTGCCTTACTTGTTTTTTTCTGTAGTAATATTATTACTCTCCCTACAAATCCCAAAAAAGAAATACATTACCCCAGCACTTGCTTTTTTAACTACAACATCCATGTTTATTAGTATGTATTTAATTACGTGGTTTTTGTGGGATAGTGATTTTCCTAAATACATATATCATACAGCAATTGCCGTTATATCTATACTATTAAGTGTTGCCGTTATTTATGGCTTATTACATGTAAATGTGAGTTTTAAAAAGCGCGACCGTATTATAAAAAATTGGATTGGCTTTACTATTAAAGCACAAAAAAATATAATTACCCCCCTAGTTAAATCTACTAACTTACAAGAAAAGGAAGCTTTGGCAGCTAAATATGATGCTGAAATGTGGACTAATCTTGACAATACTACTAAAGAATGAATACGGGAGAAAAACAACAAATAATAAATAAATTAGCTGCTAAGGGTTGGATTTCGGATGAAGATGTAAATGTTTTATCAGAATTAAATGATACTATTTTTAACCATCATACTGCTGAGGATACCAACACTGATGTAGATAAACTGTTTTTTAGCTTTATTGCTTCGGATGCTGCAGAACTTACTGAGGAACGACAATCGGTTATTGAAAGTTATATTCGCATGAAACGTTTGTTACATTGTTTAATTCACAAGGAACATCCTGATAACATAAACCAACTTAATTTTAATACTGGGTTTTAATTTATGATAGAATTATTTAAAGAATTAATTGCTACTTCAAGGGAGCGATTGAAGAATCCTTTTGTGGGAGCGTTTGTAATGGCGTGGATTGCTGTTAATTGGAAGCCGATTTCTATTATGTTGTTTTCTACACAATCTGTTGAAGATAAAATTATTTTAATATCAAGCAAACACGAATTTATTAATAATAGCCTTTTAATACCAATAGGAATTGCGTTGGTTTATGTGGCTGTTTTACCTTATTTAATGGTAATGGTAGATGTGTTTGTTAAGTTTTCTGTAAGAATGCGGATGGCTATGAAGATAGAAGTGGATAGGGCAAATATTATTGGTAAGCAAGTACTTGTTGAAGAAGAAATTAAGTTAGAAGACTTGAAGGCCAGGAATATGGATAAAACTGAGTTGAATAACAAGATTGAAAGTTTAGAAACTGTGCTTAATAAGCAGTCAGAGATTATTAATGGACATGTAACGTCTTTAAGTGAAAAAGAAACAGTTATTAAAGGTTTGGAGAAATTTAAAAATGATTCATTTGAAGTTAAGTACAAAGTATTCCAGAATTCATCTATCTATGAGTTTTTAAATGATATAGCTCTTGCAATTGCCGTAAAAGGTGATTTTCCTGAGGGGGTGACTGATGATATTAAAAAACAAGCTATAAAGCAAGGTTTAGTTGTAAATGATAATGGCAATCCTTTTAAATATTCGTTATCAGATTTAGGCTCTCGTTTTTATGCTAGAATGAAGATAGATGAGAATAATAAATAACTAAGTAATAAAAATAAATTAACTATGAAGAAAATAATTGTATTACTATTAGTGCTAAGTGTAAATGTGTTGTGTGCGCAAAGCAGGGTAAACAAAGTTATGGATTCGTTTGTGTCTGAATCAGAAAAGCTAACGTCTTTTATTGGTTGGGATCAAAACACAGGTACTGGGAAATGGATTGATAATAAAAATGTAATACATCATAAAATTTGCCCTGATTACTGGGTGTCCAGAATAGAACAGAATTTAGATTGGTTACAAGTGAAAACATTAATTAAAAACAAGGTGAAATATTATGTTTTCTTGTATGAAAGACAATCTGGAAATTACAGGTATCCAAACATTAGAAAGGATTGGGAAAATCAAAAAAACACTCACTTTTTTGTGTTAACAGCTACAGAATATAATTCGTTTAAATCTTCAATTGAATTAAAAGATGGTGTGAGTTTTATTGTTACTAGTAAAATTCAAGGGTATGTAACAGATAGGTTTCATTCGCTTGGGGGGAGTAGTTTATATAATGAAGCAAATTTATTAGCTAAGATTAACAACGAAATAGACAGTCCTTCATATTGGAGTTATAATATGGTTTTTAATTCACAGTTAACAGATGGATTGGAAGTTGTTCGTTTTCGTTTGCCCTCAAAATCGGATATGGAAAAGGATTATATAAAAACTAGTTATTTTGAGAATAGATATGATGCTTTTAAAGTATTGTTAATTGATTAGTCACTAGTGAAAAACCACTATTTCAAAACAAAAACCGATGCATTATATTAGTGTATCGGTTTTTTTTGTAGTTTTGTATAGCACAGAAATATGAAAACTATGATTTTCAAAAACATTTTTACTAATAATAAATCCTACGAGAGATGCGGTGTAAGTCCGTCCTTAACTTCGTTTTCGTTGTTTCTGTGCTCCACTCGTAGGTATTTTTTTAAATCTCATTATCATGCACAGAAACAACGAGACAACAACAGTCCTAGAGGATTTAGACAACACAATTTTCAATCATCATACAGCGCAACTTGCTAGTGATGATTTAGACGCCATGTTTTTACATTGTATTGGCGACGAAAACTTTGATGATCACAGAATTAGGCAAAGCATTACACAATCTTTTATAAGTTTGAAGCGCGTAACCCAATGTGTGCGAGATAAAAAGCATCCTAATGACGTTTTAGTTTTAGAAATAAGAATAGATGTTTAAATTTGTATACTATGTAAGCACCAAAATTCACATTTGAGGAAAGTCAATTATTGTTACGTTTATTAAAAGCTAACAGTGATAAGGCTGTTTCAGAATTACCAAACCCTACTGGGTATTTGGATTTAGTAGTTAAGCTAAAAGAATTAGTAAACTTTGCTTATGTATCTGGAGAAGCGCATCCTCCTCAAATTTTAAGCGAGGTTACTGAATTGGATCCAGAAAAATCTGCAGAATTTTTAGAAAAAATAAGAAATCGTAATGAGTCTAAAATTACACTAGCTAATGGTTCTACAATTAATCTTATTTCTGGTAGTGATACAGGAGAAGAAGGAAGGGGTTTAACTCCTTTTGAATTTAATAATTAGATTATGGACTTTGAAAGACATAAAAGAATAAAGGAGGCAATTTTAAATGACAAAAGCATAGAATCTTTGGTTATGCAAAAGCAAAAAATAATGAATTCTCTTGATTTTAAATACGTTTTTAACAAAAGTACAAATACAATTTCAGGTAAAATTTTTGATAAAGACACAATTGAAGCGTTAAGTATTATTGATGCTGAAATTGAAAGGATTACAGAGAAAATTAAAAAATGTTTTATTTAAGTTTTTACCATCATCCAAAATGATTAAACCACTCCTAACCGAGTGGTTTTTTTGTGTCCTATTTTAAAAACTTTACACTTTCCATATTTGTAGTATCAATATATGATGTTATGAAGAAGTTTTTTTTAAAAGTTTGGCAATGGGTTAAGCCTTGGGTATTATTATTTTTATTCTCGATAGTATTAACCTTGTTTTATTCTATTGTTTATTTCTGTACAGATAAATTAGCAGAAGTGATACCGTTTATGACTAATCGCCCTTTAACTTGGGATGATGCTCTATTCATGTTTTTTGCTATTGCAATGACGCTGTCTTTAATACAGGAAATCAATATAAAATTGGTTGATGTTGATTAACGATTGGCTCAAAAATAAAGGAACGTACGAAGATGGGGTTGCGTTGTATGCGGAACACCCAAAGCATAACCGTAATTTATTAAAGCTTTTTAATAAACGTAAAAGTGCTGCTAATACACAAAAATTAAAGTACGAGTTAAAAAAAATAGTAGTGGTAAATACTGCTGCTGTAATAAATAAAACACCAGTTGTAGTTGCTCCGGTAGTTAACCCTAAGGCTACTGTAGCAGCAACAATTGCTGTTTATGAGAAAAAGCAGGCGTTGTTTTTTCATGAGTTACCAGAGGAGTTGCAGCCCGTATTGTTAGAGGCTAACACTTTATTTAAAACCAATTGCTTATTAAAAGTGCAATTAAATGCGGTGCCAGATGATCAAGAGGAGGAAGCATTGGCTATTCAAAAACGAATAGTAAGTAATACTGCTAAAAATACCTTGTGTTGGAAAAAGATTGATTTCTGGAAGCAACACCGCATACTACCAAAACCCGATACTCATAAAGTAGAAAGTTTAACGCCTGCGCAATTGGTGAGGCGCGAGCAATTATTATTTGCTTCTATTTCCAAACTTAAAAAACGTTTGGAGGTTAATACTAAAAAACTTACTCAAGCTACCACTACTAAGGAGCGTACGAAATTGGAGCGTGCTATTACCAAACAAACCAACAATATTTTATTTAAAGAAGAAGAGAAGTTAAAAATTCAACAGTTAATCAATGGGGGATAAAAAACGTAAAATGTTAGTCAAGCGTAATGACAATACGTTTGATAAAATAAAGGCACATTATATAAATCCTGAAGAGTATCCGCTTACAGAAACTAATCAGGCTATACTTAATAGATGGAATGAGGTTTTGGTATTAAGATTAGAGCGTTTTACTAAAACTGAAATTGCTACAAAATGGAAAGAAGAAAAAGATTTGTCTCCTGCGCAGGCTTATATAGATATTAAAAATTCTGAGTTGTTTTTTGGAGATGTGTTAAAAGCAAATAAAGAAGGAGCAAAGGCAATTTGGCTGGAATATGCTATTGATTTTCTAAAACGATGTGTCAAGAAAAAGGATAGAGCAAATGAAGCAAAAGCCTTAAAAATGATTGCTGAATATGGTGACTTTAAGGAAGAGGATAACCCAGACTTTAACCCTGAGAAACTTGAAAACGTAAAAATTGAGTTTGCAATACCAAAGCAGTATTTAAAATATTTAAAAACTGCTCAATCCTCAGGTGTAGATGATTTTAATTTAACAGAACCATTGGATGTTGATTATGAAGAAATCGAAATCGAGATAAAAGATGCTAAAAAAGAGTAAAAAAGTTTTTTTAAACATACCACAAGCTAGAGCGTTTTCAAACATACGACAAATGAATTTTTGGGAATGGGGACGTGCTACTGGTAAATCTACTGGATTGGGTTTTGGTGCAAGAAAATTTGTTACTCAATTACCTAGAGCTTCCATGTTTTTGGTTGGTAGTACGTATTCTCAAATATTATCAAGGACATTGCCTTCTACTATTGAAGGAATGGAAATGTTTGGCCTGTATCAAGATGTTGATTATGTTGTTGGTAGGTCGGGCAAAAAAATGGGTTTTAAAATGCCGTTTCAACCACCTAACCAATGGAATAATATTATTCATTTTAGCAATGGGGCTATATTTCAGTTAGTGTCCTTGGATAACCCTAATTCGGGGCGTGGTTTAAATAGTTATGGAGGTATTGGTGATGAAGCTGCATTATTGGATCCTGAGAAACTATTTAATAATGTGCAAACAACTAACAGGGCTAAAAAGGAAGTATTTTCAAAATGCCCAATGTTAGGGGTTGAAATATATGCCTCATCAACTCCAATCTCTAAAAAAGGAAAATGGTTTATTGAGAATGAAGAAAAAGCAAAACGGGACCCAGAAAACATTTATTTTTCAAAAGCAAATGCTTTTTGGAACCCTTTCTTACAGGATAATTACTTTCAGAAAATGAAGGATCAGTCTCCTTCTGAAATGTTATACAATGCCGAAATATTAAACATAAGGCCTACTGAAATCACTGATGGTTTTTATGCTAACCTTAATCCTGACAGACATTATTATAAAGACTATAACCAAAGTTATTTGGAGGGGTTGGATGCAGGGATGTTTGGTAGTGCTACTGATGATAAGTTGTTATCTGAACACTTCAATTGTCACCAAGACAATGACATCAGAAGGAATGAGCCATTGATAGTGTCCCTAGATTTTGGGGTATTTAACTGTTGTGTAGTGTCTCAGGTGCAGGGTAATGAGTACCGTGTACTCAACTCCTTCTGGGTAAAGTCTCCAAAGTTATTGGATGACCTATTCATTGAGAAGTTTATACCCTACTACCGTCCGCACCAGGAGAAGAAGATATATCTATATGGTGGGCATGATGGTAACAACCGAACAGCTAACAGTTCAAGTACTTACTTTCAGCAAGTAACTGACCTGTTAACCAAGCATGGATGGACTGTGTATCTAATGGTTAAAGGTGTGCCCTCTGATCATGCTGATAGGTACCTATTGAACAATGCAATGCTCAAGGAGTCTAGCAGTAGGCTTCCTGTGTTGCGTATCAATGAGCATAACAACCCTGATCTTATTATTGCATTGGAAAGAACTGAGGCAAAAGAAACACCTACTGGTGTAGGTAAGAACAAGAAGGATGAGCGTAACAGTAACTTTCCTCAGCAACACGCGCCTCACCTCACTGATGCCTTTGATGCTCCTATTGACACTATGTATATGGATACCTTTAAAGGAAACAATCTGTTTGCGTCCGAAAGCTCAATCCGAAGCTTGTAAATCCTCATTTTCATATATCCTTAGTTTTTGCAAAATGGAAAGTGCAAAAATTCATAGGGCATGGCGTGGCATCGGCTCGCATTTTAGAAAAAAAGAAATAAAATTACAATGTAAATAATTGAGTTATAAATAATTAGGTTTTTTAAAACTAGAATAGAATACCGTATTGATATGGTTTTATGAGTATTTATTGCTGTCCTATTTTATTATAGGGTGTTTTTTGAAATTAGCACTATGAATAACGAAGAAGTAATACTATTAAAAGACGCTTTAAAAATATTTTCAGAAAAGGAATCTTCTGGAATGTATAAGCCATTTTTATTGGTATATCGTACTTATAATAAAACCACTAAAAAAGGTGGTAAGCTTAAAACAGAAATTAGCGCGAAGTATTTACCTAATGCAAAAGAAGAAACTGTTACCGTAAAGAATCCCAACCATTATAAAAACAGAACTCGAAACATAGAATTGCCTTCTGGTGAAATTCGAACTATAAATATTGATTTCATTATTTCCATTAATAACAAAAAAGTAATTTACTAATGACTGATTTTCTAGGTCCACATATCGCAGTATCTAAAAATAATTTTTTCTCGTTTAAAAATTCCGTTGATAGATTAGACGACTCTGTTACTACAATTAAAGTTGAAGTAAAAGACAAAGTTGGAGCAATTGCTTCATGGGGTAAAAAAAATGATTACCCACAACAGGTAATTGCATCTGCAGAAAAAAACGCCTCTGCTACTTCTGGACTTCAATTTTTACGTAAAGTACATTATGGTAATGGTTTGGTGTTAATTAAAAATAAAGCTACTGAGGATGGTAAAAAAGCTCCAAAGATAGTTCCTTTTTCAAGTCACCCTGAAATAGCTGAGTTTTTCAAAAAGTCAAAAATGAAAAAAATGTGGAAGGAGATCATTCTTGATTTGGAATGGTTTTCAATTGCATTTCCTGAGTATATTCTTTCAAATAATTACAAAACCATTAACCGTGTAAAACGCCACAAAGCTGCATGGTGTAGGTTTGAAGTAATGAATAAGGAAAACGGATTAGTGGAACACGTTTACATTTCTGAAAAGTTCGGTAAAGGATCTGTTGATTTAGAAGGAGAGTTTGTTTCTAAGGTACCATTAATAGATTCGTATTGGACTGCGGATGAAGTTAGGGAGTATTGCAAACTAAACGGAATAACAAAATTTGTGCGTCCGTGTTTTTACCCACTATTAAATGAAGCATTTTATCCAAAATCAGCATTGGATCCAGTAATTAAATCTGGTTGGATGGATGTTGCCAACTCGGTACCAGAATTAAAACAATCCATTTTTGAAAAACAAATGGTTATCGATTTCCTTATTGAAGTTGATGAGCGTTATTTTGAAGCTATTTACAAAACCAATTGGCAGGACTTCTCTCCTGAGAAACGTAAAGAAATACGTAACGGGGTTATTGATACCATTAACGATAGTTTAACGGGTAGCGATAAAGCAGGGAAGTCAATCCAATCAATGACAATTATGGGCGGTGATGGTAAGCCGTACCCTGCAATTAAAATCACACCAATTGATAACAAATTAAAAGATGGTAGTTACCTACCAGAAGCGGAAGCAGCAAACTCTGAAGTTTTGTTTGCGCTTGGTGTTGATCCTACATTAATTGGTGCAGGAATACCGGGTGGTAAATTAGGTTCTGGAGGTGGTTCGGATAAACGAGAAGCCTTTACAATTCTATCAGCATTAAAGAAAACAGACCGCGAAACTACATTAGAGATTTTTGAATTTATTCAAGAGTACAATGGGTGGGATGAAGAATTAGAGCCTGCTTTTGAAAACACCATATTAACCACACTAGACGCTAACCCAACAGGAACTAAAAACGTTGCATCATGATTATAGCTACAACAGAAGATTTAAAAAAGCACGTTCCTGTAACTGCAAACTTTGAGTTTACTGATTTCCAACCCTACATAAACAAAGCTGTAAATTCTTACACCCGTAAATATGTAGGTGCGTTACATGCAATTTTAGCAGATGTTGCTACTGGTAATGATGCAGTTGTTAAAAATGAAGCGCGCGATTTATTACAGTCTGCAATTGCTAACTTTGGTTGGTTTAAATATTTGCCATTTGCAACGGTATTAATGGATGGCTCAGGGATTTCGGTTGCTCAAAATGATCACCGTAAATCTGCGGAGTGGTGGCAAATTAAAGATATTAGAAGAGAGTTTTTAAAAGCAGGTCATGATGCACTGGACTTGCTTTTGGAAGTGCTAGAGGCTAACCCTTCTATCTTCACTGATTATGCTACCAATTACAACACCATTAACAATGAATTAATTGTAAATAGAGCAACAATTTTTAGTAAATACTATAACATTTTCAACTCTCGACAAACCTTTTTGGCTTTAATGCCTACTATTCGATTAATTGAGGACCAATATGTACACACGTTTTTATGTCCTGAACTAATTACAGTCTTAAAAACAGATGTTTCTGATAATATTCTATTAGTTAAAACAGCAATGCAGAAAGCTATTGTAGCATTTACAGTTGCACAAGTAGCTGCTACTGGATTGTTTTTGTTAGATGAAAAAGGATTGCGTATCGATTTCGAAAACTTTTCTGATGGACGTAAGCAATCGCCTGAGTATGGTAAAACTTCTCAGCAAGTGCAACAATTAATGAATACCCAAATTGATAACGGTACACAATACTTAAAACAAGCTAAAAAGATTATTGAAAATAATATTGCAGACTTTAATCAGTGTGCTGCTCCATTAGTTCATGCTTCGGAAACGGGTTCTGGTTTTACAGCACATGATACTACGGGAGTATTGGGTTTATAAACTGTCCTATTTTTTCAAACAGAATAACTACATATTTACATTATGATAAACGGTTCAAATAATCCATTTTCCTGCTCCCCTGCAATTGTGACTTCAGGTTCTAATTTGTATGTGGGAACGTATGTCGATTTAACTGCTTTAACGACAGCTCACCCTTCGCCTGTTAATGGAAGTCGCGCTATTATAGTAACTGCTTCAGGAAGTGATCAAATCGCACATTGGGATGAAGGGGATTCTGTTTGGTTTGTCCAGGGGGTTGGAGGTGTTTCTGCAAAAAAACAGTTTGCTTATGCTATAACTGGGTTTCATAGGTTATATTTTCCAGCTAATACAAACTTAATGAAGTATAATGCAAACTATGGTATGTATACACCATCGAGTGCGGTAGATTCAGGAACTACTGATGCAACCTCATTAATAACAACAAACACCAATCAGCATTTTTTTATTGCTCCTGTTGACTTAAAACTGATTCAAAACACAAGTAAAGCCACTTCTACAAGTTTTGGAGGATTCGATTTAAAACAGATTGTAAGCTACTACGAGCAAACAAACGTAGCTTCACCTTCTCCATATTATTCTAGTATAAATCCAACGGTTGTTCATGATAAAGATTATTCACCACATCAGTCAAATGCATTACACATTAACATGATAGAAGACGTTATAAGTGCGGTTGTCATACCAAAAGGAGCTTTGGTATGTGTTCATTATGCACACCTGAGAACTACAGCGGCTTATATTTATATAAATACGGGTTTAATTTTTGAAGAAGCGTAACAATGGATATAGTTAGCAAGATAAATAGTGATAAATCACATGGAGGAAGATTTTCAATTGACAATGTTCAAGAGGGTTGGGATACTACTTCAGTATTGTATTTAGGTGGTTTAATTAAGGAGTTTTGGAACGGTACCGAATGGATAGAATCGGCAACAGACATAGAAACAACCGCGTATCAAGACAAGATAACAACGGAAAATATCATATTAAAATACACAACAGTACACGAACCAAACGGATATGACTATTACCAACGCTTTAAAGCGTATTTGATTACAGACTTATATAAAACTGTAATCACACAGGCTGAAGCTATACAGATAGAAAATTTATTAAGCACGCCAATGCTTAAAATAAAACAAAATGGCGATTGGAAAACGGCACTATATGAATTAAGTGTAATGACAGAAACACCCGCTTTTATACAAGTATACCGTAATAAAGCAATACAGGAAATAACAGAATACATAACTAAAAATTACGAAGATTAATATTATGAGTATCACTAAAAACTTTGCAAAACTAGAAGTAATACTAGCTACCTTTTTACTGTTTGTGCCATTAATATTAATAGGCTACACTAATGAAGTGCGTGGTAGTATTTCCAACTACGCTTATTCAAAAGCACCGCATGTATTTTCAATGTTACTCTCTATTGCTAGTGCTATGTTTATTTACAACGGGGCAGTTAAAAGTAAACAGTGGTTTAATATAATTTTAGGCTGTGCTTTAATTGGAGTGATCCTAACACCACATTTAGACTATCCAATATGGCATTATTCATTCGCTACGCTGTTTTTTTTTAGGGAGTGTATTTGTAATGATATTTTTTAGTTCAACAAAACAACGAGTGTATAAAATTGCTGCAGGAATGATTATAGTGTTGGGGTTACTCGGTCATTTCTGTACGCACTCGTATAGCTTACTATATGCGGAGTGGATTGGCTTGTTTCCAATATCCATTCACTTCATTGGGGAATCACTAAACAAAATCGATTAATAACTATAACTACCAATATAAAATGAAACTTACTTTACTCTCAAAAATCCTAAAGCTCACAGTTTTTAAAAAAGCACTTGCATATAAAGGTGGCAGTTTGCTAGCTGTAGGTGTTGCAGGTTCAATTACACTAACCTCTGTTTTAAAAGAAGTCTTTCAAGGCGTGTTAATGCGTGATATCTGGGTGCTTATATTACTCATGTTTTCAGCATTAGGATTGTATTTACTTTTCTGGATTACCGATTTTATAACTGGTCTTAGAGCTGCAAGATATTTACATTTTGTAAAAACCAACCAAACCTCTGGATGGATGACAAGTGATAAGCTGTATAATTCCTTCGGTAAAATAGGAGGGGTGTTGCTTATTAAGGCTTTGATGTTTTTTGTTTGTATAGCTACCCTGATTGCGAAAATTAACTTTGGTTTTTATTCAGCAATAGCAGCTACTGTTTTTTTAGATGTGTTGGCTGTAGGGTTTGAGTTTAAAAGTATCGGTGAAAATTTAGAGAAAAAAACAGGAAACAAACCCATGTTATTTAGGTTTTTCGATAGAGTGTTTGGTTTGTTAGAAGAGGGGTTTATTAAAAAATTAAAAACATATTTCTAATGAAAGCACTACTAAATAGATTAGTTCACGAAACAAAACAAACCCTTGGAGAATTAAATTTTTACCAAGGTGTAAGCAAAGTGTTTTCTTGTAAAATATTGGAGTTGCCAGATAGAAAAAATCAAACTTCTATCAGCAGAATTCCTGCAGGAACGTACACCTGTATTTTGCGTTGGTCACCAAAATACAAATGGCATTATCATGTTACGAATGTTCCGGGAAGAAGTTTAATATTGATTCATTTTGGAAATTTTTTCAAGGACACCAGAGGCTGTTTAATAGCAGGGGTTAATTTTCATGATATTAATCACGATGGATATAGAGATGTAACAAGCTCCAAAAAAACCATGAAGCGTATGCTTGCCATTGCTCCAAAAACATTTGAATTAACAATAATCGATTTATAATATGCAACTACCATCAACTCATGTCCTGTTGTTTTTAGATCAACAGGCAAAAGAATTAGAAGAGATCAAAATTAACTCATAAGTGAATTATGAAAAAAAGAGAAGAGGAGTATACTGGAGATGTAATCTCATGGGATATTATCGAATTTTAAAATCATTGCATTATGACAATCAACGCTATTAAAAACTACACCATAGCAACATTAGTAATAGTGTTGTTTTTATCGGTTTATCAATGCACAAGCAATAAAAAACTATCTACCTCTCAGGCAATTGCTTTAATAGATACTACCAATCAGTATAAAAATGAAATAGGTACCATTACGGCCACAAAAAAAGTATTGCAGTTAGAAAAAAAGGATCTAAAAGAATTGGTGTATTCTAAAAATGATACCCTTAATACATTGCGTAAAGAATTTTCAAAGGTTAAGGCTATAGTGAAAATAAAAACTGTTACCATTATTGACAGTATTCCCGTTCCTTTTGAGGTTCGTGTGCCTTGTGATTTTGAGCGTTCTGGCAAACACCTCGATAAATGGTTGCAGTTTGATTATGCCGTAAATCAAAACGGATTTAATATTTCAGATTTTACCATGAAAAACAAACAAACCACTATTACAGGCTTTAAGCGTAAATGGTTTTTAGGCAAACAAACCTATACTACGGATGTTACTAACACCAATCCTCATATAAAAATCACCGAAGTACAAACTATTGAAGTAGTAGTTCCAAAACGTTTTTATGATACCAGACTCTTTAATATTGGTGTCGGGTTTTTGGGGGGAATCTTAATAATGAAATAATGAAAAAATTAAAAATTAACATACCAAAAACGTGGAATGAGTTAACACAATGGCAATTGGAAAATATTGCTTTGTTATTATTTACCCATGACGCTAACCGCCAGTTAGATGTAAAAATATTTAAAATTTTGTATCAGGTTCGTTGGTGGCAGTTTTTAAAACGTGCTAAAACACGATACATCCTGCGCCAAGTTCCAATTTCCGAACTGCGTACTCATTTCGAATTTCTGTATAAAAAAATTGAATGCACTAGTTTTCCAAAACAACTACAACTGAAAAAGAAAATATATGTTCCTCCTGCTGATCGTGAGGCAAATTTAACAGCGGATGAATTTGCAGCTGCGGAATCATTACACCAAAGCTTTCGAAAAACTAAAAACATTGAATACCTACAGTATTTAGCAGCAGTATTGTATACTCCAGAAGTTGATACTGAAAATATGCGTCCTGAGTTTAGTAAACTAAAGCTTCCGTATTTGGTGACACCATTTAAAAAGGTAAAACTAAAAACATTACTGGCTATTGAGTTGGTGCATTTCGGTTGTAAAAACAATTTAGTAAAACGCTTCCCGAAAGTGTATCCGAAAACATCGGGTAAAAAAACGAAAGGTACCGGACATGGTTTCGGTAAAATTATACTGGAAATGGCAAAGGCCGATTTATCAAAGCATGAAGCTATAAAGCGTGTAAACATATTTACGTTTCATGAGCAATTTCAGCAGGATATTATTAACGCAAAGGAAAACACTACAAAGTAATGGCTAGAGAAACCACACACAGTAAAATTGTGATCTTTCATAAAAACATATCACTAGCAAATAAAGTGCTACAAGGTTTTTATCGTTTTAATTGGAATGAGATAAACGGTAAGTTTCGTTCGGGGGTTTCAGCTCCTGCATTGTTGTTAGAAAGTCATTCCGCAGCATTAGATGAAAACGCTAATAAAACAACTACGTTTAACGGTAAGGCAATTTCGTTTTTACTGATTGACTTTGCAGGTAAGCCGGGCAATTTTGACGAACAGGAGCAGGTATTGGATGACTTGGAAAATACGGCTCTGGATATTTGTGCCTATTTAAAAAAAGAAAGTAAAAACCGCGACTCCTGGTTATATGGTAAATTGGAAATAGCTTCGGTTACTTATGAAAAAGTAGGACCTATATTCGGTAATATGTATGGTTGGAATATACTCTACACCTTAAAAAACCACGAGCCAATGTGTTATAAGGAAGATAAATGGGATTGGACAGCAGTAAACCCTTGATTGGATGCTTGAAACTCGAAAATTCTAATTTAAAAACCACTCCTAATCGAGTGGTTTTTTTGTAGATAAAAATATTTATGTATCTTTGAAGTGCGAACCGAATACAACATTATGATTTTCAAAAACATTTTTATTAATAATAAAGCCTATGAGAGAGGCGGTGTAAGTCCGTTACTCACTTCGTTATCGTTGTTGGTTCGCAGCACTCATAGGTCTTTTATAAAATCTCAATATTATGCGAACCAACAACGAGACAACAAAAGAAACAACAGCAGTACTGGAAAACTTAGACAGTACAATTTTCCTAAATCATGATGTGCAAGTGGCTATCGATGATTTAGATGACATGTTTATATCATGTATGACAAGTGAACAATACGAAAGTGATTTTTTACGGCAAAGTACTATGGAAACACACATAACGGTAAAACGTTTACTACAATGTGTTAGAGATAAAAAAGCCCCTGAGTATGTAACGGTATTAGAAATGAGAATAAAATAATAAATCAAAAAATAAAGGAGCTTAGTTTAGTAAGTCCCACAAGTTCCGAAAACAGAACCTTCGGAACGTACTGTTTCCGCATATGTGGAACTGTGGAACTTTACACTGCTAAATATCTTACTTTCAAAATATAAAACCTCACTGGATCCAGTGAGGTTTTTTTGTGTCCTATTTTTTGAGTGTCCCCTCGGTTACTTTAGCTATAAATACAAGTTAAATGTCCGGTAATATCGATTTGTTAAGTAAAGAAAAAGCAGTAGCACAAAAAGCTACTAAAGCATTGCGTTCCAACCTTCGTAGTGCTATAAGCCAAACAACAAACAAACGAACTGGCTTAGCTTCCAAAGCAGGTTCCAGAGCAGTATTTAAATTCGGGCGTTTGCAACGAGTAACCTTAAAAGCTCCTCATTATATATTCAAACAACATTATGGTTTTGAAGGCAAAAAATCCAACGGGGTAAACATGCGTTTGAAAGCAACTGATGTATTGAATAAAGCATTGGCCTCTAGCAATGTGTTGGACACTTTAGCCGATGGTATTGCCGATATCAGATCAGAACAAGTTTTAGCAACTATCAACTTCAGTAAAAATGGCAAGTAAAAAAGTAACCAGGGAACTCTCCATTTTTGTTAATGACCGTGAGGTAGTTAATTCATTGGGTGGTATTAGTAGAGAAATTGGAAAGGTTAGCGGTCAAATGCGTAACCTAAACAAAAACTCTGAAAGCTATGATCAAGATTTAAAACAATTAAAAAACACACTTGGTGGTTTAAAAGATAAACAGTCAGAATTCAAAGAGGAGATATATGATACTAATCAAGCTGCGGATATAGCAAAGGATAAGTTGTCAAATATTTTTGTAGGCTTACGCTCTGGAAACTTAGCGATGGTTAAGGATGGGTTGAGTGGTATTCGTGGTTCAATTGTTAGTGTTACTAAAGCAGGTTTAGCGTTTATTGCAACTCCAATTGGTGCTGCAATTGCTGTGCTTACTACTGCTTTTGTCGCAGGTAAAGCAATTTTTGAATATAATAGTGGTCTTCGTGAAATGAATGAAGAGTTACGTGCGTTAGGTGTTTCTTCTGAAGAAATGTCTAAAGTGCGTTCAGAAGTTCATGCAACTGCAGAAACTTTTGATAAAGAGTTTTCAGAAATTGCTAAAAAAGCAAAGGGATTATCTGAAACTTACGGTATATCAATGACCGAAGCGAACGACGTTATAGCACAAGGATTAGCGGATGGTGGTGCTAAAAATGAGGAGTTTTTGGATTCTTTAGGAGAATATGATGAGTTCTTTTCTAAAATGGGGTACTCTGCAAAGGAAACTGCAGACATAATTAATCAAGGATATGAATTAGGAATATACACCGATAAATTACCAGATGCGCTTAAAGAAGCGGACTTAGCCTTACGAGAGCAATCAAAATCCTCTCGTGATGCACTGGTTAATGCTTTTGGAGCTTCGTTTACAGATGATATTTTAAAACGTGTAAATTCAGGAGCAATTACTACTAAAAAAGCTTTAGAGGAAATTGCAGAAAAATCAAAAACAGCAAATCTATCTCAACAACAGCAAGCGCAATTAACGGCTGATGTTTTTAAAGGAGCAGGTGAGGATGCAGGTGGTGCGTTGAAAATATTAACGGCCGTTGGTAAAGCAGCTACTCGGGAGTTAGATGCAACGGCAAAGGCACAATTAAAACTTACTGAAGCAAACGAACGCTTAAACAAAGCACAAGCAAAATTATTTGAGGTTGAAGGGTTTGGTGATATGTGGACTCAAATTCAAACCGTTGCTGTAGAAGCTTTTTCTTCTATGTTAGAATACATGGCTGATGTTAAAAAAGATATTCAGCCACTTATTGATTTAGTTGCTGTTGTATTTGTAGCAGCATGGCATCATTTGAAGTTTGTGTTTACAAATGTTTTTGATATCATATCAGGATTAGTTAAAGCAATGATAGCTCCATGGAAAGGTTTTGCAAAAGCTTTTAAGAAACTAATGAAAGGTGATGTTCAAGGTGCATTTGAGTCCTTTGTTGAAGGAATTAAAAATGCTTACAAACACATCGGTAATATCTTTATTGATTTGTACAATAACGCAGTCGATTTTGTTAAAAACATGTTAGATGTTGCGTCTCCAGTATTAGATGCATTAGGTTTTAAAGTTGACGCCTTAAAGAAAAGTTTAGATGGTATTAAAAGCAAGAAATTTGAAATTTCTGGTACCATAAAAACTGATAACGAAACAACTAATACCACTACTCCAGATAAGGATCCAAATAAACCTACTCCAACAGGTTTAAGTCAAGCAGAAAAAGATGCAGCAGCTGCTCGTAAGAAATTACGCGAAAAGGAAGTGGAGGAGGCAAAGGCTGCTGCACTAGCTGTAGCAAAAGCAAAACAGGAATTAGCGCGTCAGCAATTAGAAAGTTATATAGCCGACAATCAAACGAGAGTTGAAAAAGGACAGGAATTAACGCAGCAATTGCTTAATGAGGAAACGGTGAGGCTTTCTTCTATTAGGGATAAGAAAATTGCTTTTAATAATGAGGAGAAGGAAAGAGCTTTAATTGATGCTGAAGAAAAAGCATTGTCTGATGAAGAAGCTAGTTTATTAAAAGAAGCCGTTTTATTAGATTATAAAACCCGTGAGCAGGAAATTGAATTAGAATTTCAGCGTACGACTGACGAATTAAAAAAGGAGTACGAGGAAGAGCAGCGCGTTTTAAAAGAGGAAGAAGACGCTTTAAAAGAGGCTGATTTACTATTAAAACAGGAGCAGCAGGCTTTAGACCAGGATCTTGCAATTGCAGAAGAAACAAATAAATTTAAAGCAGATGGGTTACGCCAAAACAAGGCGTATAAATCGGAGCTACTAGGATATAAAAAGTTACTTACTGATAAAAAGATAACGCAGAATGAATATGATCGTTTCGTTGCAGTAGCTACGAAAAAGAACGATGAACTGAAAGCGCAGTCTCAAATGCAACAAACACAATCCACTTTAAGTGGTTTGAGTCAAGTAGCAACTGCTTTAGGTGATGCTTTTGGTCAGTCTAAGGAAATGGCAATTGTGCAAGCTAACATTAGTGGGGCTCAATCAATATTGTCTATTTGGGCAGGTCAAATATCAGGAAATCCCGTAATAGATACAGCTATAAAGGTAGCTTTAACTGCTGCGACTGCAGTTAGTACAGGTAAAAAAATTAACGAAATTAGAAAGCAGAAAAAACCTAAACAACCTAAGTTTTTTAAAGGAGGGTTTACTGGTTCCGCTTCTGCTTTGGGTACTGATGAATATGGTCCCGTAACTGGAGTAGTTCACAAAAATGAATATGTCATTCCTGAGGTAATGACGCAGGATCCTGCGTATGCGGATACTATTGGTTGGTTGGAAGCAAACCGACAACAAACAGTAAAAGGTTTTGTTGATGGTGGTGCAACTACTCCTGGTGCAATTCCATCTACGGGAACAACTACTCCTTCGGATGATAGTACTGCAATGCTCATGGCCATAAATACATTAAACGGAATTTTGGGTAAAGGTATAACCGCCAAACTATTATTAGGTTACCCCGAAATTACAGCTATTAATGAAATGAATGACGAAATAAACGAATCAGCAACAAACGGAAAAATTAACCAATGATTGAAGTATTAAACCATCCAGTAGAAAATAGTTGTTTGTTAGACGGTAACATTACCAAAGTGTCTATTAAATCGGACAATGGTGCCGACCATTATTTCCGTGCTAAAATATATGTAAACGGAGTGCTGTTTGATGAGCAGGGTTGGAGCCGAGTTGATAATTTTACAGCACATAAGGATTTGTTGTACCTATACTACGCTTATTTTAAACCAGTATTTAATCCGTTATTTCCTGATGGTTTACACCAACAAACACACTTAGTTAATAAAGTTCAAATTGATATTGAGGAGTTTGATTTAAATACGGGTAACACAACAAATCAGCTTAGTTTGCCTGTTTTTTTTATGTTGTACAATGTAAAATCAGAAGTGTTTACGGATGCTGATAAAATTGCTTTGTTAGGTGTTGGTGCTGCTGCTTTGCAAATAGATCCGAAAGGAAAAATTGTACTGCCTATTTATAGTAATGCTACAACGGAAGCACTTTCTGTTACTACCAAATTAAATGATGGTACCGTTTTAAATACGGAAACCACTGCTTCTTTTTCAGGTAAAAAAGTGTATTTATATTCGTTTGATTTAGGGAGTGCTAACATTGACTATAGTTATTTGTACCTAACGGTTAACATTGTATTAGGAGCTGAAACGCTTGTAAAAACATTCAAGTTAACCCGTAATCCCGATCATGTTATAAAGGAAATTGTGTATCAAAATAACTTCGGGTTTTTTATACCTGCTTATTTTGATGGGCAATTATCGGAGTCCAGTAGTTTTAAAACTAAAACATACGATCAGTATGACGGTACAAAGAAAATTTATCAAATAGATGAAAATATTACCTATACGGTTAATACAGGTTCTATTGAAAATACAGAAACATATTTAGCAAATGATGTGGCCAATTCCTTAGAAACGTATTTGCATGTAAACAATGAGTTTGTTCCAATTAACACGAGCATTAAAAGGAATCTTGTGCAAAAAGATAGAACCCATGTGTATAATAACAGTTTAACTTTTTACAAAAAAGCAGGTATTCCGTTGTATAATAATTCGGGTACACCAGTAGTATTGAGTCCTACTATATATGCAACGGGGGGAATGGATGTAGCTTTTGATATTGTAAAGTCAATATTTGAAGCTATTTATTCGGATTCCGATCCGTTGTATGCTATTGAATTTTTAACACAAACTGATAAAAACCTATTGGCGGTTAATACAGCTTCCGATAGTTTTACGGCAATTGTCGGTGTCCCGTATTTATGGAGCGATGTGGTTTCTTTTAGATATAAGAACTTACCTGCTGAATTTGGATCTCCATATACTTCAATAGATTTTAAGCTTACAAACGGAACTGTTGATGTGCTTACAGCAACATTGGTCATAAACATCACTAACCCATAATTGCATAAACAATGAATTTAATTAAAATACTAGTTTCATCACATAATGGTAGAGTGTTTGATACTACAGAACTTGATTATGTTAAAAAAACATTGTCTATTAAGCGCGAAAACAATGCTTTTTCACCTGATTTTGAGGTTAGTCATACCACACACCCCTTTTTAATTATTGAAAACGATAAATCAATAACAGCTTTGGGACCTCGCGATTTAACGACTGTTTTTAAAGTGAAAACAGTTACTGTTACCGTTGTTGAAATGGATCAGCATTATGTTGGTGAACTCCAAATTCGTCAGTATACTAATGGTTTTCGGAAGGCTAACCTAAGATACGCCTCAAACCTATTAACATTAAAGGATAGTAAAATAGCTAGTTTTATGCCTGTTATTTCGGTTGTCCCAAACAACCCCAATCCTGCTCCTTATGTGGAAGAAACAATTAATATGCCTCCTCCATTTAGTTATTGGACGGATTATGTAACCGCACTTGAAACTAAAGTGTATCCGGATGTAATGTTTCAAGTGCCTGTTATGCATTGGCCTAATAAATTTGGGACTGAGATGAATGCGAATAGCGAGTGGTTTGATTATGGAGGAGAAATAAATAAACGGACTAACGGCTTACTTCATTTTAACGATGGTTTTGGTGCGGATACACTTGCGCCAGTAAGTAATGTTAGTGTAGTGTCTCCCCAAGTGTTTTTATTAGCTCCGTTACATTATATTGCTCAAAGCATGGGGTATGCTTTAAAAGGAGACTTCCATACGCATGAATTTGTAAAAAAAATACTACTGTTTTCGGATAAAGATAACATGGTAGCTACAAATGTTGATGATGAAGATATTATTGATTTAAACAGTGAGTCATTTGTTGCTTACACAATAATAGAGGGTTTACCAGATAATAGATCTGCTCTTTCGGTGTTTTGGAATCCTGCTATGGGAGGTAGTGCAACCTTGTCTTATTATTTTGAAGTTCCTCCAAGTGCGATACCAGATACTTATGTTTCTTTAAATATAACTGGTTTCGATACAATAGAAATTTTAAACCAACAAATTGGAGCTAATAATGGCGATAACTATGTTTTTCAAGGAACCTTTCCGTTTTCGATTTCGGAAACCGATACGGGAACTATCCATTTTACACATACTAATGGTGTAAATCCCATAAATCCAGACCTTGAAATACAAGTTATTTCACCTAATAAGCATTATCATACCCATACTACAGTCGATTTAGGAAGGTATGTACCTGATATGACGGTACCAACTTATTTTACAATGTTAAAAAACCTGTTTAATTTAAGTATTGAGGTAGATGATTCTGTAAGGGAAATTGATATTAATTTCAATGAAAATATAGGTGTAACTGAAGTGCCTGAGATATTAAATCATTCTTTGAAATTGGCACCTTTTAATATTGCTCCAAACACCTCTTTTTTATTGAAATACACTAATGAGGTTGATGCAGCTATGTTTGTAACTAGGGATTTAGCTACTGTTTACTCTAATCAATATGATCAGTTTAATAAAGAATTAAATATCCCGTTTAAAACAATACCTCATAACGGTACTACAAGTGAGTTGAGTAGTAAAGTAGTAGAAAGGGATGGTGTTGGTTTAATGATTTATGATCCAACGACATATCCAAATACAGCAACAGTTGTTGGAGGACAAACTTTATTTCTTGATGGTGTAGGTGGTATTTATGAATCGTTTTGGAAAAAATGGTTGAAATTCAGGTTAAGTGCATCCAGAATAACATTGGAAGGGCCTTTAACAAGAACTGAATTTACTAAAATTAATAAAGCAAATGCTATGTATGTTGATAATCAACACTACAGAATAGTATCAACTACATTAATGCAGTCCTCCAATACATTAAATGAAGTTAAGTTCGAGTTGGAGAGTGTTAATTTTTAAAAAGAATAAGAAGAGTTTTTTACCATTGCATCGGCACCGCTATTTCTATCAGTATATCCCTCAGTAACTTTTAAATCGTGGTGTCTGGCTTGGTCTCTTACTTTTATTGCCGGTATTCCAGAGTTTAACAATTCTGTAATACCACTATCTTTTAAAGAGTAAAATTGATACACATCACTTAGTCTTAGTGCTTTTCGCATTCTTGCCCATTCGTCACTAATAGCTTTCGGTTTTAATTGTATGTCTCCGCACTTATAATTGTTTTCTGAAAATAAATAATCTGAATTTTTAGCGTTTTTTATATGGTGCGCTAACATATTAATGTACTCGTTAGGAATTGTGATTGGTTCTGTTTTGTGGTTTTTAGAATCATCTCCATCAATTAAAATGTAACCATCCAGAAGTCTTACATCTTTAACTTTGATTTTTGTTAACTCAGTTCTTCTAATAAAACAGTAGTAAGTAGCTAAGCAAAGTGTCATATAGTCTTTATTATTATTTAAAAAATAATCTCCAATTTTCTCTCGGATAATTTTCGGTATGACTTTACGTTTCTTTTTCTCTTTCTTTTTCGTTTCCATTTTGGAGGTAGGATCTACTTTAATGAAATCACGTTGTAGCAAATACTTGCAAAAAACTCTTATTCCAAGTAAATAATTGTTGTGGGTTCCGGTAGAGTTATTTCTTTCATAATATATATGATCAATAAACCCCTGGACAAAAGCGGAATTAAAATGAAGACAATACATTTCTTCCTTCCCCTCCCTGATCATATAGTTTTGCAGGTTTTTTATATAGGACCTATATGACCTAACGGTATCTGGGCGTAAGGCTTTATCTTTTAATTGTTTTTGCAATCTCTTTAAATACAATTCCGCAACCTCATTTAAACTAGCAAAACTTCGTGTAGCTTCTTCTTCAATAAATGGGTTCCATCCTTTTTCAAGTTTAATATTGATTTCGGCTACTATTCTGCGTGCGTATTTTAGCCTTAGAGTAGCGTTGTTCATTGGCTTTACTCTATTCCTTTTTCTAACTAATTTGTTCGAAAACGGGTTTAAAACATAGAAGACAATGTTCCATTCTTTATTTCTTCTAAGTTCTGCGGGGACATAATCAACCAAAGGGATATTTGAGCTGAGATTTTTTTGAAGCTTTTCCATTTTTTTTTTACCCTATTAACTAAAATTAAAAGGTAAAAAACTTGAAACTTGACTTGACACAGTTTTGACACAGTGTTTTTAACTGAAAACACCTCAAACCCTTATAGTGAAAGGTTTGAGGTGTTTTTTTGTAGCGTGAGGCAGATTCGAACTGCCGACCTCCTGAGTATGAATCAGGCGCTCTAACCAACTGAGCTACCACGCCATTTTGCTAACGGTGTGCAAATATAAAAACAATATTAGATACTGCAAGGAATATGTGTAAAATATATGAAAAAAAATATTTGTAAATTATTTTCTTTAATCTCTAATAAATATTTATATTGTGAAAAATATTG